ATTCTTCTCACCCTCACGCCATTGCATGTGTCCATGCTTGCAACTTGGTGATTCCTGTGCTTCACCTGTTCCCATTACGGCTGCAATAGTTTCCATAGCCTTATCAAGTGTGACAGGAGCTGCAACTACTTTGTTATATTCATTTACAGGCGTAGTCCAATAATCCTGATCATCTGCCTTGACATCTTGAACAGGTGGCTTAGTAACGCTTGGCGTTACTACTTTTGTAGCAACGACCTTGCTCATATCTTGTTTAGTAGGCTTTTTGACAGTTTCAAGCACTAGACTAAGTGCCCTTCCTATTGCTGACGAGCTTGTATCTTCAACATAGAACTTACGCATTCCTGCGTTATACGTAGAAGCCACACCGAGAGCGTAATCAACGCCTGCAGGCAATGTATCGCTAGAGTTGCGATAGATCTGCGCACAAATAAGGACAAACTCTTTTTCTGGATTAAACTGAATAACATCTGTGACAATCCTTCCCTCTGGGTAGTTTTTTTGGAAGCGCAATACCCTTGCTGCTACATCCTCGTAATCTTCAAGATTAAACATAGAGATCATTCTCCTCTGTTGCTAGTTGTCCTGCGAGTGCGCCATAGCTGCATAGGTCGACCCAGTTGTCGATGTGTTGCGCTGATTGATTAGTCCTTGCAAGTTTAACCAAGACCATGATCCCTGCCACCTGATAGTCGTGTATCGGTGTTTGTAAGTATGCTGAGAGCAGCATTGCGGTGTGTTGCAAGTTATCCGCAGGGTGACCATATGAGAGCCCACGATCACGGATCGTGTCGGTGGCGGTGAGTAGGATTTCATTAGCTCGCATGATCTACCAACGAACGAGCCAAGCTACGCCCTTTGTGCCAACCCTCACGCCTGCCGTCTTTGTAGCCTTGCCAGTACCAAATGAAGTTAGAAGCTATGAATAAGCCTATAATTCCAATGATTGTAATTGAGTTCATCTTCGTACCTATCTGCATCCAGTGCCCTTGACTGGCTTACGATATTAGTGTGACAGATCCGTCCGACTAATCGAGCACATTTGTGTAACAAAACGATAACGATTATCTAGGTCTGCCGTAGGACTTTCCAGAGACTATAAACGTCCCGTCCTTCTCAATGTGGATAAGATCGACCTGAACTTTAGTTTTGTTCATATAAATAATAGCGAAAGCCTGCTGCCAATTTCCGACACCCTTCATGTACGCAGCCTGCTTAAAATCCATGAGATGTCCCACTTCGACACCATGCAGAACACGCCCTATACGACCCCCAGATGCCTCTGAGAAGGCCGATCTGCCTGCTCTGTGCGTATGTCCTGAGATGACGTTCTTACCATGCCTACGGGCTGCTTCTAGGGCTGATAAGCCCCCATGTGGCTTGATAGGTGTGTGATCTCCATGGACTGCAATCCAGTTAGGTGCAATAGGCATCGGGTTCTTGTGGAAGGTAATGCCTAGTTCATCAAAGCGCATAAACTTCTCAAAGCGCAGCTCTGGCAGTGCACCGAATGCAGGTACTTTAGCCATGATGATGTTATACAGGCGGTCTGTGTGATTAGATCTAAGGCAGTCTGTAACGCCTAAATCCCAGAGAAGCTGAACAGCTTCGTTGCGGTCATCATCTAGGGTCTGGGCATAACTGCCCATGCGCCCCTCTTCCCATTTACTTATCTGGGGTAGGTCAATCTCATCGCCAATGGTGACAACTTGGTCTGGCTTAAACTTAGATATAAAGCTAGCAAGGTTACGGGTTGCAACCCTGTCATGGTACGGAACCTGAAGATCCGAGACTACGACTATTCGCTTAATCGTCATCCTCATCTTCGTAATCGCCTAACTTCTCAGGCGGTACTTGATCAGGCAAAATCCAATGAGGGTAAGCCTGTGGCTCTGTAATCATGAACATAGCAATATCTTCTGCAAAACCTGCTCGCTTTAACGATAGGAAGTATTCATAAAGCCCAATGCAGTAAGCATCAAGCTTTGAGTAGCCTTGCTCCTCTAATGCCTTAGTTGCTTTTCTTGCCATGACAAAATTATCGCTTCTCTAATAGTGAGATGATGGTATCGACACGCGCTTCCAGTCTAGTAACTTGATCCCTCATTGATGATCCGCTGTTAGGTTTTAACTCGCTCAGATAATGCTTGACAAGCCAACGAATCGAACTGACAAAGCCAGTAACGATTGAGATTATTGCAACTGCAAGAGCCGCCCAGTTAAGGGCATCCATTACTTCTTAATGCCTAATGCTGGATCGTTAGGAGATAGGTAACGCAATACAGGTGGAAGGATTGAAGCAATACCTGCTGCAACTAGCGCCTTAGGATCTGTGACCCCTGCCGCTGCCATTGAGATAACTGCTACTAAGAAGGCTCTCGCCCAAGATCCTGCTGCTGTCTTTAGTTCATTCATTACTTGCTCCTAACATAGGTACTTGAAAAAAAGCCCCATCATTGTCAGCTTCTTTCTTAAAGCTGAAATGTGCGTGCTTCTCGTGTTTGTTAGCCCCTGTGTATTTTCTCCATTTCCAATTAAGGATGCTGGAGCAGATTTTGCCGTCGAAAATAATGTAGGCAATTCTTTTCTCAGTACGAGACTTGCATAAGAGTCGAATCTGATCAGTAAGGTCTGACATGACAGCGGGTTTTCCGCCTTTGTGGAGATCAGCATCGCAGTCCCAAGCGCGTACCCAGCCTTGTTCATCTGGATTATGATCCGACTTACGGACAGCATGCCGTAAATCCCCCGTTGTTCCATCGCTACTGCGATCACGATCTGGGAAGGAATCATCTACTTGCAGACGAAGCTGAGCAGCAGCCTTACTTAGTTTCGGCTTCATCGATCACAATCGGTGTGGATTGTTCCGCTTGTCGGCGGTCGTATTCAAACTTAGGCATTGAGGTAAATTGCTCGTTGCCGTGGTCAATGATTGCGTGTTCGTTGCCGTCAATGTCCGTTACAAAAGTTACATTATCCATTGTCATCTCCTAAAGTTCCGCGCTAAATCCGACATAGCCATTTGTATTGGTTGATGCTAAAACATAAGGTCGGTATTGGGTAATACCAGAAGCGGAAGTTCCATTGACTGTTGCAATTTGTCGGCTGCTGTTGTTGGCGTTAAGAGTTAAGTTAGTTAGTGCTGTTGGCGCATTAACAAAATCTGCTGCTGATAAGGTTGAAAAATCAATGCTTGCTGGTGTAATTCTCATTGGTACTGGTAGTGGCACAAAAAAAGCCGTTGCCGTAGATGATTGACCAGTTCCGCCAGCAGAATAAACTGACTCATTACCGCCCACAACTGTTCGGTAATAATATCGTTGCGCCGCGGAAAGTTCTCCTTGAATTGTTCCCGTTGCAGTCTGAAATGGAGTTGCCTTTGAACCGTACTCGACTTGGACTCCCCAAATGTCAAGGTTGTTATTGATTGCGCCTTTTATGTTCCATGTTAGGCAAGAGCTAGTCCCGATTGTTTTTCCTGAAATGCTTGGCAAAGTTACTGTTGCAGAGTATCTGACCCAAGAAGTAGTAATCGCAAAGTTAGTTAAACTTGTCGTCACAACCGCACTTCCACCGACTCCAAAATCCTGAGTCAAACGATGTTCTGTCAATGTTTGATTTGATGCTGATTTAGCCCAAAAAGAAACTGTTACTGTCTGTCCTGCAAAGGTTCTTACATTTTCGATTTTCTGTTCTAAATAACTTGATGTATTTGTGCTATTTACTCGACAGAAAAATGTTCCTTCATAACCTGCGACAGGTGCGGTACCTGCGGTAAATGTTTGTTGGCTCAAAGTTGATGTGCTTGTGCCGTAAGAGTAAGTCTGAAAGCGATCTGCTCCGTATCCATAACCAGATGCAGGTGTGATGCTTGTGCCACGCTGCCAAATGCTAAAGTCACCGTTGATAATCTTGTTCTTGCCCGCTTGACCGTAGCCAACATTCCAGACAGATGTGTCGATGGCATCGCCAAGTGTGCGGATGTCTGCTGCGCCATTTTTTACAAGGCTGCTGTTATCGGGTTCAGACCACGAATAATTCGGTGAAAGTGCCATTTAGGTTAGTGCTCCTGTCGCATTTGTCCATGTAAGTGTAGCATTTACGCCAGTCCAAATTAGTGAGGCTGGCAATACTGTTTCCCATTGTGTAGTAGATAGTGAGAAGTCTGTAGCTGAGACATAGAGAGTTATGTCCACATAGGTAGGGGTAGCGTTAAGAGCTACATTCTCGACAAAGCCATCGAAGGTTCCATCTAGAAGATTGCTAGGCAGATTGTTGATAAGGACAGGCTGACCAAAAAAGACCCCGATAAGACTGTCAAGCATCGCGCTCGGCATGTCGGGATTATCTAGGCGGAAGCGGATTGCTCCTAATGAGCCTCTAGGGTTCTTGCGTAGGTTTAACTCTCTAGAGGCGATATCAGTGATGTCTGCAAGGTTCTTAATGTTAGAGTCCACAGACCGCTCAAAGAGCCCGTAAGAGGCTATAGAGTCGGTATCAGAGGTACTGTAGGTGCTGGCGTATCCTGTGGCGTAGCGATAGATAAGGCTGTTACGGATGCGTGCAACTTGAGTTGTTGCGGTGATAGAGCTTGGTGTTGCATATGAGCCATCAAGGTTAGTAAAGCCGTTTGCTGCAAGATAGTTAGATCTGTGGTCTGCATCTGCATAAGAGACATCCCCATCCTTTTCCTCGTAGATCTGACCTAGTGCGCTGGTCGAGATTTCATCGACAAGGGTTTGAGACTTAGCAGAAGCACTAGCTGCAAGTGCGATCATTGTGTAGAAGCCTGAGTCAATCTCACCGATATAAGACTCAGCAGTTTCCCAAGTCTGTGTTGCTGGATAGGTGTCCCATGTAACAGTAGGTGTGACTTCTGCCCATGACAGATTGAGGGCTGATCCTAGAATGGCTGCAATCTGTGCGCCGTCTAAGCCTTCTGCAAGTGCTGTGTTATAGACAACCTTAGTTAGTTTAGCCAGTGAGCCAATGCCTAAGATAGTGCCAGTAGTTATGTAGCCTGCTTCCTCAGGGCTACGCACACCGATGTTAAAGTCTGATACCTCGCCACCAAATACAGTCACATAAGTGCCAGATGAGTTCTTAAGCTCTAAAGTAATTGGCTCTGTGACATTGATAGTAAAGGGTGCATTTGTTGCGTTGATGATCTGTACTTGACAGTAACCTGCGGTTGCTTGTCGGTCAATGTCTAAACGACCAGATGCGAAAGAGACAGAAGTGACAGTCGTATAGACATCATCACCTACTGTTACACGCCATTCTGGGAGCCATGTCATTTCGTTGCGAACTGCCTTAATGTGCCACGCTGGAATGCATCTGTGAGAACTTGATCAATAGCCTCAGCAATAGCGTTAGGATCTCCCACGCCTGTGTTAATAATAATAGTGTTTCCAGCAGAAGTACCTAAAGAGCTTGCGTTAAAGGCTGCTGCATCTGCCGCATTCTGCATGTCCAGCAAGTCTGCAAAAGCATTGGCTCTGGCTGTTGCTGATTCTGCATATTCTAGAATTGCTGCAATAGATCCGCCAGAGGTTGAGATAGGTGCAATAAAGTCATTGATTGGAATCCCACTTGCTGCTACACCTGTGGGTGCTTTACTTGACCCTGTAGAAGCAAGGTTGATCTTGCCTAACAAAGCGAGAGCCTCTTCTAGGTTTGTCAAGTTAATCAAATCCTTCGGCTTTAAGGATTCTAGGATTGTTTTAATGTTTGCAAGTTTTAAATCCTGTCTAGTCAAAGCACCAAGGATTCCAAGGTCTGCATTAAGTTTAGCCGTTGCAGCTTTAATGGCTGCTTCGTCTTTAGCGGCAATGGCATCTTCTAAAGCAAGGATTGAACGCTTGACATTAAGGCGAGCTGTGTCATTAGCAATCTGCAAGACCTGTGCTGCGCTAGTTGCCTTGCCTAGTTGCTCAGCCTGAGATGTAAGAGCTGCTGCTACTTGGATCTTGTCAATGTCAAAGACATCCTGACTCTTGTTAAGAGTCAGG